ATTGGCGCTGATTTCGTCAGCAACACGACTGCGCGAACTGGGCGCTGGAACAAGATCTCGATCCTGAAGAACAACACCAGCTTTAGTGCGCTTACGGCGCAGAACTGGACCGGCAACAGCCTGGTTGGCGAGTCTCTACCTGCTGGATTTGTAATACAGGGAGTTTTTACTGCTTTTACGCTTAACAGCGGCGGCGCTGTAATCGCCTACAAGATCTGACATGGCAAAAGCAGGCTCAGCGATCTCCGGCATTGACTACGCGATCGGCGCGGAAGTCATAAATGATACGGAGACGCATACTGGAACTTTTATTCAGATCGACTTTTACGAAAACAGCACGATTGACTCGATCGTCAGCACAAACATCATTGATGACAGCTTTAGTGGTGTCAGCGTTGACCAGGGGGCTCATATCGCGGGTTACATCACGAGCATCACGCTTCAGAATGGGGCGTGTATTGCGTATCGAATCTGATGGCGCTTTCTAGCTCGCTACGCAAGGTTGCCAGCAAGGTCATTGGCAAGTTTGGCGGGGACGTAACAGTGAGAATTGTCACAGCAGGAAGCTACAACATTTCAGAAGGAACAATCGCTCACAGCGAATCTGATACAACGGTAAAAGGCGTTCTTGAAGATGTAACCTTAAATCTTGGCATCCGACTTACTGAAGTCAATCAACAAATTCAAAATAATGACAAGAAACTGACTATTGCGGCCTCTGCAATCAACGCAGCCCCGACTCTTAAAGATAAAGTCGTAATTAGCGGCGTTATTTATGAAATCGCTGAATTAAAAACTTTAGAACAGGCGAATGTCGCCATTGCCTATGAACTGATCATAAGGGCATAGTCATGGCAAGAGTTATTCGGCTAGATCAAATTGGCGATTTGTTCGATGATCAGATTAAAGATCTAGTCAAAAGAACGACATATGTTTGGCAAAGTGAGCTGATTAACGCCGAGCCAGAAAACTACGGCACACCAAAAGACACTGGTCATTTGGCGAAAAACTGGTTTGTCAACTTTGATAATCCATATAAAGGTCGAGTGTTTAATACTGTCATTTATGCCGAGCCTGTTGCTTATGGAACCAATTTGCCGCCTTCATGGAAAGGGAGATGGCGAACTAAGAGAAAGGCGGTGAAAGGCTTTCCCTCTAAATTGGCAGAAAAGGTCATCGCAGTTATTTATGTTCCGGCATTTATGCGTGACATTGTAGGAGGACGGTGATGGCTGCTGCCGATTTAAATGCAATTCGCGCAACAATCGAAGGGCGATTGGCAGCTGAGCTGGCACTGCCTCCAGTCATCCCTGTTGTATTTAATAATTCCGACTACAAGCCGACGTTAGACCGCCCTTGGGTCCAGTGTCTTGTTACGTTTGGAGTGTCCGACTACCTTACTTTCGGGGGAACAGTCGATTCCAGTAATTTAATTATCGGCCTTGTCACATTTAACATTTTTACTCCGATTAAGGTCGGTAGTGGCAGTAACTATGTGATTGGGAAAAGGATCCGCGACCTTTACAATAGAGTAATTGTGTCGGGGGTTTACTTCGATGCACCATCTGGACCTGATGTCGCTGTTTCGACAGCACCTGAAGGTTTTTTCCAGACTCAGGTCCAAGTGACCTTTGAATTCATCGAGGATCTGTAATCATGGCTTTTTACCGAGGGCAACAAGGATCAGTCAAGTTTGACGATGCTGGATCTGCTGCTGCAGCAATTACTAGCACTCGATCTTGGTCGCTAACAATCGACAAGGAATCTCTAGACGTTACTGCGTTTGGAGATACTTATCGCGGCAATGTTGGCGGTTTGATCAGTGGCTCTGGTTCTTGTGAGCTAATGTACACTGCTTCCTCTGCCGATGAAACAAATGTGTTTATCGAGCATGTAAACACTGCCAATGATAACGGCACGGCTCTTTTCGAGCTTTATATGGACACCAGTGGCAGTAAAAAGATTTCATTTAACGGTGTAATTACATCAGCCGAATACTCGGCAACAGTGGGCGACATCGAAGTAATTACAATTAACTTTGTTACTAACGGCACAATCACCCTGAGCGTCTAACCATGGCTTTTTACCGAGGACAACAAGGCACGGTCTTTTTTGATAAAGACGCAAGTGGTGTCGATCTTTCTGAGATTGCGGCTGTTCGATCATGGTCAATGACCTTGGACAAGGAGTCGCTTGATGTTACCGCACATGGCGCTACATATCGCGCTAACAATGGTGGTTTGATCAGCGGTTCCGGCACCATTGAAGTTTTCTATGATGCCCCAGGTGCAGGTGACAAACTCGATTTGCTGAATGAGGCTAACACTGCAACCGATCCAGCAAATGCCAACGTTGAACTCTATTTAGATGAAACAGGTGGCAAAAAAATCGAGTGTGCCATTCTGGTGACAAGTGCCGAATACGGTGCTACTGTTGGCGACATCGAAGTAGTCACAATTAACTTTGTGACGAACGGTACAGTTACCTTGAGCATCTGATTGTATGCCGTCCATGAACAAGCGCCCCATTGATTTGCTCACTGGGGCTTTTGATCTGAATCAGCGTCGTCGGTTTGACATTAAAGGCCCCGATGGCGCTGTTGTTTTGACTGTGTATTTTAAGCCGATCACCAGGGCTGATCGAAAGCGGGCCACAAGTCTTGCTGGATCCGAAGAAGCCTTGGAAATTAGCACTCAAATGCTTTGCCAAATGGCCGAGCTTGAAGACGGCACGAAAGCATTTGCTACGGCAGATGCACCAAAACTTCAGCGTGAATTGCCAGAATCGGTTCTAAATGAGCTTGAACTATTTTTGTTCGGATTAAATGAAAAAGAAGTAGATCTAGATGAAGCAAAAAACGGCTAAAACAGGACAACTGGCTCTTTTTTGAGTTCTTTCTGTCCTGTGAACTCGGCATGACCGTTAGCCGATTAAGAACCGAACTAACTGAGACAGAGTTTATACATTATGCGGCTTACTATGAAGTAAAAGCCGAAAAAGAAAGGAAGGAAATGGAGCGGGCTAGATCTCGGTATTGATAAGATAAGGCTAGAAATTATTGGTTGTGTCGAGTGGCTTCTGCAACGCAGTCGAGAATCGAGCTGATTGTTGAAGCTGTAAAAGCGATCAATCCTATTCGTCAAACGAGGAAAGAGACCGCACAGCTTCAAGGTGCAGTAAATCAAGCACAAAATAATATCCGCAAATTAAATAATACGCTTAACCAGACCGGAACAAGCTCGCAGAAGGCTTCTGCTGGCATGAATTCGCTGGCAAAATCTATTCGCAATTTGGCTATTGGTGAATTTATTCGTCGATCAGTTACTACTGCTGCGACTCTTAATGATCTTGATTTACAGCTGTCTTTAATTACAAAAAAATATGGCGAATATGATAGAACGTTAAAAGTCGCAACCGAAGCACAAAAGACATTCGGCTTAAGTCAAAGAGAATCACTAGAAGATATTAACTCAATCTATGCTCGACTTAGGCCGCTTGGCATTGAACTGGAAGATATTAGATCGACTTATATAGGTTTTAATACTGTTGCCAAATTAAGCGGCACTACTGCAATGGAAGCATCGGCTGCTTTCAGACAGTTGTCGCAAGCAATGGGTCGAGGAACCTTGCAAGGCGATGAATTTATTTCAATGTCCGAGAACGTTCCTGGCGTTCTTAATGCAATTGCACTTGAACTTAATGCTGAAGTTGGACAATTAAAGGATTTATCAAAAGCGGGCGCAATTACAACAGATGTAATGATTCGAGCTTTCAAACGGCTTGAGAAGGAGGGTGCTGCTGCTATTGGTGAAATTGCCAAGAAATCAGATATTGGTCGATTTAAAGAGTTTACAAATTCAGTTGAGAAGCTACAGCAAGCTATCGGTAACACGCTTTTGCCAGCGTTAAGGCCGACAGTTGATTTGTTGACAGAGATAGTAAAGGCGGTCGCAGCTATTCCTCAACCGATAAAAAATATGGCGGCAATGATTGGTATTGCCGCATTTGCATTTGATGCTTTGCGAAAGTCGATTTTAGCAGTTTATGCGTTGAGATTGGGAACATGGCTAAAGACGCAAGCCGCACTGTTTCGTTTTTTTGGCGGACAAGTTTATTTTGCTGCTGGTGCGATGGGCGTATTAGAAAAAGCGGTCGGATTAGTTGGATTGGCTATTAAAGCCTTGCCGTGGGCCATTGTCGCAGCGGCCATTGCTATTTACATCAAGGATGTTCAAGACGCCAAAGAAGCAACAGATCGCTTTAATGATGCGATTGCAGCCGGGACTACAAAGCAACTAAGTGCGGCACTTGCTGCCGAAGTTCATACAAATGCACTTATCGCACAAAGAATAGAGCAAAATAAGAAAATGCTTGAAGCCTCTGGCAATCGCGGAGGAGGTTTTGCATTAACCGCGTTGCAAAAAGATCTTGAAGCAAGCAATAAAAGAATCTTAAAATTGCGCGATGAATTAAATATGGCAGGGGAAAAAGAGGAGGGGCAATATCAAAAAAACCAAAACAAGATAAACAAATTAGTCGAAACAGGAAAGGCTAGAAAAGATCTTACTGCGGAGCAACAGCGACTTGAAGAATTACTGTTTGTCGCAAAAGTAAAACAAGATTTTCTAGAAATGGCATATATTGAAAAGCTTATTAGACGCGAAGAAATACTAAATTCCGAGATGGAACCTCGGCGCAGGATAAAGGCATTTCTAGAAAATGAAATTGAATATAGCGAAAAAATTAAACAGCTAAGGCAAGATATTGCCGACATTATGGGTGGAGGAAGAATTACTCCAGACGAAAGCAGCTTTGATGGCTCTGAAGCCGGTGGAATATTTACGGGCAAGGATGCTCGGACTGAGCATATTGACAGATTGAAAACGAAGCTAAA